GTAAATGTGGAACTACTAGAAAAATCGAAACCGCCAAAGTGATTGCACTTTGCGATGAAAAAATTAAACTTATTCATCAAATACGGAAAACTGATTTAGATTTGTTCCTTAACAAACAGGCTACTATTGAGAATTATAAAAATTCAGAAAAATTGGCCAGGATTGAGAATTCATTTTGGCTTCGTTTGTTTTTACTTAATGGTGAAAAAATAAAAAAATTGCGAGTAGTAGAAACAGCCGAAAGTATTTACGAAAAAAATAAACCGGAAAATTTTTCATATGATGGAGTATTTTATGGAGACATTTCCAGGTATGATAGTATCGAATATAAAATAATTAAAATTTGTAAACAATATAGATCGCTTGAATTGTTTTGTGAAGAATTGAAAAGATTTGCTGTTTCAGATACAACGGGGTTCATTGATATATCATTAGAAGACTACAGTAGAATTTCCCCCAACACAGAGGAATAAAATATGATGCATAACGGTTTTTGGATTTTTAAAAATCCTTTATTAAATAATAAAGAATATTGGGTTCACACGTCAGTGTTGAGTGAAGAAGACGCTAATGAAATTTTTGACCAAATTAAGTTTTTTTCAAATAAACTAAATCCTTTACCAGAAATAGGTCGCAAACTTTTTGATATTGAAATAGAAGGGGATATCTCACTTGATAATTTTATTTCGCAAATAACCACAGAAGTGCAAAAAATTTACAAAATCGAAGATATTAATGAACAAATTTTCATTAAATCGGTGAAATTTCAAGGGGAAAGGGGTGGTGTAAAAAGTTACAAATACATTTTTTCTTGTGATGTACCGGAAAAGACTCATGAAGTTGCAGACAGAACAGCAAATGCAACAGACAATCTTTTATATATATTTTTCAGACTAGAAAAACTTCAATTAAAATATATGAGCGATATTACCCCATCCAATGGATAAACAGATGGCAACGTGGTTTGAAACCCATCCAGATTATTTTAATTGGAACGGCGTTGATATAACTGATACAGATTTATATTATCTTGGTATACAGTGTGTTGCTAAAGCATTACATTATCTTCACGATGATGGGGGACATTCTAATCAAGATATAACGTTGTTGGCAAAATTGGTTATACCACAAATGCCAGATACCGATTCTATAAATCCTATTATATTAAAATTTCTAAATGATAATTCAGATAAAGTAAATGATTATAAAAATGGAAATGATAAAATTGTTGGTTTTTTCGTTGGTAAATTAATTAAAATTATTGGTCCATCATGTGATGGTAAATTATTAAAAGAAAAAATAGTAGAACAATTAAAAAAAATGCCTCTAGAACTTAATCTAGAGGCATTTTAATTTTTTCAATAAAATGTAAATTATTACATTAAGTTGGAAACAAGCACTCTTCTGTAGTATTTATTACTATCTTTTGTCAGAGCGCCCAAACCAGCAGTAGCCCCCTCGGCATATGGATTTGCAACCATACCGTAACGAGTTTTGAACGCGATGCGTGGTTGAAAAGAATCTTCACCAACAGCACGAACCATTTGCAGCGGAACATATGGGCAGTAGAATAAACCAGCGTCAAAGGCGGAAGCACCTTTTAAGCCGACGACCATATATTGACCACCATCGGCATATGGATCAATATAAACTCTAATTCTACCATTCAGAACACCGGCAAAAGTATTACCAGTATCATCAACTTGAAGATTATTAGAATTCATAGCAGGAGCATAATCCAGAACACCAGCCATTTGTAATGCAGACGCAACATCGGAAGTGCAAATTAATAGATTACCTTTACCTCTACGAGTGTCGCGTGCAATTTGGTTGCATTCACGTTCGATTTGAAACAACAGACCTTTAAATTTCTCTACCATCCAACGACCATTGGAATCAGTGTCAAGATCAAAAATACCTTGGGTAGTAGTACCAACATTAGCGCCACGAACAGCAGTTACCAGAATAGTTCTTACAGCTTCACGATTAATTTCAGCAAGAATTTCTGTTGAAAGAATGTTGGCCAACTCTGTTTCAGCATCTAAACCATGAATGGCTTTCAGGTCTTGTGCCATTTCCAGAGAATAATCTGCACGCAACGCACGAGATTTTGCCTCTACGGTAACTTTCTCAATAGAAAATGCCATTGAAGGAATAGCTGTATTGGTTGATGCACCAAGAGCCTCGGCCTGTGCAGTTGACATACCGCTACCGAAGTTGTAAATACCGCTTTCAGCTAAGTTAGCTGTTTGTGAAGTGGTGCCAGGAATAGAACCAACATGTTTTTGACCAAGAGTATTTGCACCACTGAGAACAGAAGCAAATGCAGTATTAACTTCATTATAGAAATTCTCATCACCAGTCTGAGAAGTGTAGCGAGAACGCATGGCAAATACTAAACCAGTTGGACCAGTCATAGGCTGTACGCCCATGATGTCATAAGCCATCAGATTTGGCATAGTTCTACGAACCAGAGAAATCAGAACAGGATCGTAATTATCTATACTTGAACCAGTTACGTTGGCTGGAACGCCGGCTTCAAGAAGAGATTGCGGAGACCATGATTGTGACTCTTTAATAGCTCTTGAAGTATTTTCCAACAGAACAGCAGTGACGCCTCTTCGATGTGCATTTTTAATAGCAGGCATATCACTATGTTCCAGAATTGGACCCCATTTGGTGATGACTTCTTCGTTAAGATACATTTAAATAACTCCTTTTGTATTTAATTCTATTTAGCGTCTTGCTGTTTTTGATAATAAACGTGCTAATCTTTCAACTTCTGGATCAACATTTACGTTTGCACTGTTATTGTCTTTACCATCAACTTCTTCATTCAATGAACTAATGCCCATAGCTTCATCAGTTGGGGTGGTTGTTTTTGTCGTTTTAGTATTTTGAGAGAAATATGATTCTTTAATAATACCTAATTTATTTTTGAAATTATCTAAATCAGTGTAGGTAATATTTTCAATTAAATCGGCAAATTTAACAGCGTCAGTTTCAGTTAAACCTTTTTTCATTTGATTGAAGATTAATTCGCATTCCAACTCTTCATTAGCAGAAGCCAGACTAATGTTTTTATTTTCAACTTCATTCATTTTTTCTTTTAATTTGGCAATTTCATCTTGAAGTGCGCCAATTACATCATATTTTTCCTCTGGAATATCAATATAATGTTCTTTGAACAGATTTACTAAACCATCCATGAAACTATTATGCAATTCTATTTTAATTGCATTTTCCAATTGTAATTTATTTGTCTCAATCCACTCATTGATGGCATAATTCAAATATTCGTCCAATTGTTCGGAAATTTCTTCTTTATATTCCTCTACCAATTGATCAAATAATTGCTCTTGCTCTTCTTGAATTTGTGAAATAGTCAGAGAAACATTGGCATTTACAGCAGATTCAATAAGAGTACTAATTTTTGTCTTAAATTCTTCTGATAAGTCTTGACCGTCAAACATATCATCAACATCTTCTTTGGTCATTACAGATTGTAGATTTGTTTCCGCAGTACCATCAGGAACACCCAAATCTACATTTGGACCAAATTGCGCCATTGATTTATTGAAGAAATCAACCATATCGCCTTTGCTCATGCCGTTCATGTGCGCCATCATAGACGCCATCATCCCAGCTTTTGTTAAACCATCCGCTGGATTTGAATTTGGAGCTAAAGTATCTGATGCCATTGTTTCAGAAAGATTTTCAGTTTTTACTTTTGACATAATTCTATTCCTTTTATACAATTACTATTTATTATTTTTCAAATTTTTGATATAATTCTGAAATATATTTAGCATTTCTTGCTCATTGAGCTTTTTGCCAGCTTTTTTAGTTTGTTCGACAAGTTGTAAAGCTTTCCATGAATTGGATGCGATGTCAAAAATCCATTGCCGACCTTCCATAATACCATTAACAAAGGCATTAGGTGCAGATGGATCAGAAACGATATCGGCGGCAGTGAATAATCTAAAATCTTCCTGAACTTCCATGACGCCTTCTTTTTGTACAAGAGAACCAATTCCTCTTGTGGAAACGCCGAATTTTACATTTTCTTCCAATAAATTTTCAACAATTTTACCACATGGTTGATTTGATAAAATTTTCGCTTTACCGATATAATTATTACCTTCGCGTGTTAAAGAAATAATTTTGTGACTAACTCTATCATAATTAATAGTTGGTCCGTCTGGATGTCCCAATTCGCCCACGGCTCTGTTGTCATTTATCATTTCTTTAATATATCTAGTAACTTCTTTTTCAAGAACAGGCATTGGATATATGCGACCATTTCTATTGGGAATGGCACCTTGAATAAATACCCCCTCAATGAAATAGCTTTTTTTACCATCATTGACATTTTGTTCCGAGAAGGTGACAGATTCAGATAATTCGGTTATAAGATACATATGCTTATCCTTTATATGCCGCAGCAGTAGCACTAACAGCCACATTAGCAGTTAGAACATCTGTTGGAGATTTTTCAACAAACATGAAATTGCTTGCCGGAATGGAAAATGAGTATCTATTTGTTCCATTACTGTAGGCAACATTAATAGTTGCTTGATTTCCGGTGGCAATGTATACTAAAGTAGCATTACTGAAACTATTTGCAGTGCTTGTTAAAGTTATTAAATTGCCTAGAGGTTTAATAATTCTCATATATTATACGCTTTTTTTAGCTTGTGCAGTTGCTATTGCCATTTTTCTTTCCATTGGCATTTTTGGATATTTTCGCTCTAATGCTTTTGCAATTTCTTCACGTTTTTTTATTTCGGAAGATGTTAATTTTCTTTCATGAATATTATGTTTGTAATATTTTTCATCTTCATCTTCGTCTTCATCTTTGTCATATGAATCAGGAATTATGTTTTCCGTGCGAGACATTTTTAATCTATTATCTTTAAAGGGAAGGTCATTATGATTTTCAACAGGATAATCAACTACAGAAGGAATATGTTTATTCATAAATTCTTCTTCATCGGGATTATGGGGACCATATCCAGTTTTAAAAATATTAGAACATATATTTTCTTCAAAATTTGCTACACTATCCTGCATTTTACTAGCAAGAATATTATTTAAAGCAGTAGTAAAATCTATAGAATTTTTAGTTGAAGCAAAATTAATTAAATCTTTAGTATTGTATTGCATTATATTTCTCCAATTTTTTTTATATATTTATTTATTTTTTTGCCGATACTGGCGACTTTTCTTGTTCCGATGGATTTATCATCTGCATCTGTTCTGCCTGTAATTGCATTTGTGCCCTACCTGTAACCAATGAAACTTGTGAATCTTGATTTGCTTGAACTAATGCTCTTTCCAATGCTTTTTGACGATCCAACTCAATTTGAGAATCTATCAACGCAATATCATCATCTGATTGTTGAAGAATATTTCTGCGAACAAATTCTTCGGAATAATATTTTCCAATATATGGTTCAATCATAGTGGCAATATTAATTCGTTGTTTTAATATTTCGCCTTGCTTTAATTCTGCAAAAAAATTATCGACAGTGTAATCAAATTTAATATATTGTTTAATTTTTTCCCAATCTTCAAAGGTCATGATATTTTTCAGAATTAATTGTTTTTCAAGAAAACTTAAAAATAATCCTTGAAATCTTACGCGCATTCTTTGAATTGATTTGAAAAACTTTACTTCTGCTTTAGTTATATTATCTGTTTCTCCAAAAATAAACGGAGAATCGGACTGTGTTCTATTAATAGGAATATTTAATGAATTATATAAAGCATCTTTGAAATATGTTAAGTCAGAAACTTGATCTATATTAGACGCGCCTGGAAGAGTTGATATTTCGGTTCCTCTACCTCCTTCGCGGCGAGGAACCCAAAAATCTTCTAACATTGTAGTGAATTTACGATCATCGCGAATTTCGCCAGTTGAAGAATCGTATGCTAATTTGTTTTTATATTTTACCATTATGTCACGAACATATTGTTCGGCTTTCATTTTTGGTAAATTGCCGATATCGATATAGAAAATTCTTCTTTCTGGTGCGCGCGAAATACGATATATTACTGTTGCATCTTCAAGAACGCGCAATTGATTTAAGGGTTTAATTGCTTTATGTAAATATGATAAAACCATTTGATTTGATTTATCAGTAAGTCCCGATGTGCAATACACAATAGAATCTTTTGCTATACGTAATGTGTATTGTGCTGAAAAATCTTTTGACGTGGAACCTTTATTAGAAAATAAAAAATATTCTGTTATTTTTTGATTTGGAATTGATTGCGTCATATCCAAATTTTGAGATTTATCTTGTCGTATTTCTCTAACTTTTCGCAAATTTCTAGGATCAATATATCTTAATTCAACTATACCGTTATCTATATTAGCATTATCAACAATAGCGTGATAATATAAACGCCCATCAATATACCATTGGCGAAATATTTCATATGCTTTGTTATTGAAATTTAATAAATTCAAACAGTATTCAAATTCATCTTTGATAATTTGCTTAATTTTTGCATTGATATTAATTTGATCTAGATTAATATCAATTATTCTATTATTTTGCGGATCAACAGATATTGCTTCATTAGTTATTTCATCAACCGCCATTTCAATTTCTGGCTGCAATGACATATCTCTGTATCGGGTTATAAGATCGGATTCAGTTTTAGAAGAACCCTCTAAGTCAACATAGCTACCAGAAAAACCACCCGTAACAAGATTTACGCCACCATCATCTGATATTGGTGGCGCAAATGATTGTGGTGGCATTAAATCTTGTTGACGACGAATTTCAAAACCAAAAAGCTTCATATTAATAACTTTTTTATATTATTGTTATTATTGAACGTCGTTGGTTAACCAATAATCATATGACCAAGTTACGGAAAATTCCTCAATGGTATTTTGATCATTCCAATTCAAATCAATACCAGAAACACTCATGGGCCATGCACCATAAAGATCATATGATTTAATTGGATCGCCAATTTTGTTGTATTGAATTACGTTGACGATAGTTTTATAACCAGCTTGCACGGAAAATTCAGGAATACGATTATTTTCAATAACTCTATTCAGTCCTTGATGCCATTGCTCTAATGCACGTCTAACCGTAAAATCTTCGTCATTGATAACAGTGGTAGTCCAATTGGAATATGTTCTATCGCCAGGAACTTTAATTATACGTCCGAAATGGGCAATACCAATTTGACCAATAGAATCTTCTGGAATGGATGCTGCTCTTGCAGAAAAGAATAATTTTCTCTGTGGTGTTTGCAGCCCATTACCAGCTTGTGCTTGCAGTGCTGTTGGAAATACACAATTAATAGAAAAGAGGGTGGGACGCGCACCCCCTGTTGCTAATGATACTCTAAATTCGTCTATATTTGGATAAGGCATTTATAGTTGCTCCCTTAAATCTCGAATTGACCAATAATTTCATTAAATTGCGTGCCTGTTGCCAAAGCAACAAAGTTCAATTGAATGTAATTGATTGATCTTGATGGTTTAATATATATATCTGCTACAAATCCATTAGCATCAATTATATCAGGTGTATTATTTGTTTCATCGCAAATTAGACGATAGTCAATAATACCTCTGCGTCCTTTTACGTCACGAAGAATTGGATCGATTTGACCAACAAATCTTGCTCTTGTGAATTCATCGTTGAACTCGAAAAGAGTGAATTTTGAAATATCCGCAATTACTTTTTGTAGATAGATGAAAAGACCGCGAACATTGATACGATCAAATGCAGAACCTTGATTTAATGTAGTTTTATCGCCAAATAAAAGTATATCTTCTCCGGGGAATTTAACAACCGGATTAACACATGCTGGATATAATTGATCACGATCAAATTCAGATGGATTATATAATAGACTACGCCCACCTATGACTTCGCCTCTGTTATAGCCGGCCGGAGACCACCACGGACCTAGTCTTCTTATAGTTCTCATATAAATGCCAGCAATATCACCATTCAATGGAACATCCACTAATGAATCGCTGTATCTATCATAGATTGTTTTATAACCACTATCCAAGAAACAGAAAGAGCTATTGATAACGCTTTCACTGAAATCATTTATTTTTTGATATATTCTTTTATTGAATTCATTAGTAAGATCATCTTTTTGTGGTGAAGAAA